GAAAGGAAACCAAAACAATGCTACCTACGAACACAAGGACGCTATCAAAGGAATGAGTGTAGTGGAATCGTGGCTAATTGAAGACGAAAAGATGGACAAGAGCCAGTTATACGGATTCAACCTACCAAAAGGAACGTGGATGATTTCTATGAAAGTAGATAACGATGAGGTTTGGAACGATGTCAAGGAGGGCAAGATAAAAGGATTCTCAATTGAGGGATACTTTGCTGACAAGATGCCTGAATCACCTCGTGAGGAGCAAGAAAAACACGCAATCATAGAACAACTTAAAAACTTATTAAAATAAAAACGATGAACAATATCCTAAACAAAATCGCTCAAATGGAGCGTAACGCAGCAGAGTTACAAGAAGTGCAATTAGCATCACATAAAGTAGAGTTAGCATTGTTAGATGAGATACTTGACTTGAATAGAGAAGCAGGTTCATTGTTATCATTGCCAGTTATGAAAATTGCTGAACAATTATCTAAATCAATTGAACTAAATAGAAAAGGATTAGCACAAGCTGAAAAAGGTTTAAAGGCTGCTCAAGATTTAGGAGTTCAAGATGGAATTGATACTTTTAAAAGATGGGTAAAAAGTTGTACAGATGATATTAAGCGTGCTGAAAAAGGTCAAAAAATACTTGCTGATTTATCTCAAATTTAAAAATAGAATTATGTCAAAATTCAAAACACCAAGTAAAGCAAGTCCTCGTGAAGGTTCAAGAAGAGGCTGCCTATGTGCAGACGGAAAATACTCAACCAAATGTTGTGATGGAAGTTTAGAGGCACAAGGCATTGGTAAGACGGAAGGAACAGGAAACAACGTTACTGCAACTGAAGTAAGCGGAGTTAGAACTACGGTACGTCAAAACGGATAAAAAAGCAACAAATCAAATATATAGACTTGAAACATTATGAATACTACAAAATCAATTTACAACAAGTTATTTAAAGAGGAAACTCAATTAGCTGCTCACGAAGTTGAATTAGCTAATATCAATCAGTTAGTTCAAGAAGTTGATAATGCTGAAAAGTTATTACAACAATATAATGATTTATATGGACAAATTGACAAACTACAACCTCAATTAGTTAAACTTGGTGATTCTATTGTTGCGTCACAAAATAAAATGAACACATTAGCTGGAACTTTTGAAAAACAATTCGCTGAATTAGGTTTGAAATTTTCTGATTATCCAGAATTTAAAAGAATATCCAATTTTATGAGCAAATCTCGTGAAGTAGGAAGTATGACAGCAAAAATTAAACAATTGTAATTATGAACGAAAAATCAATCTTAAACAAAGTCCGCACACTTTTAGGTTTAGAAGTGAAGTTGGAAACTATGCGTCTTTCTGATGGCGTATCTATGCTCGAAGCAGAAGTATTTGAAGCTGGTCAGCCAGTATTTATTTTAACTGAAGACGAACAACGTATCGCACTTCCTATTGGAGATTACGAACTTGAAGATGGTCGCATCTTGGTAGTTATCGAAGAGGGTGTTATCGGAGATATCCGTGAAGCTGCTGAGCCAGAAGTTGAAGTAGAAGTTGAAGCTCCTGAAACTGAAATGCCTGCTGAAGAAGAAATGGCACAAGAGTCTGCTACACCGCAAGCTAAAAAAATCATCGAATCAGTAACTAAAGAATCTTTCTTTAGCGAAATCGAAGCTCTTAAAAAAGAAAACGAAGAGTTGAAAGCACAAATCGCTTTGTCAAAAACTGAAGTTGCAGAAGAAGTCGCACCAGTTGAATTGAGCGAAGAGCCTAAACCTATTTCATTCAACCCTGAAAACGAAACTAAAGTAGAAGCGTTCAAAGTATCTAAGAACCGTCAACGTTCTACAATGGATTCAATCCTTGAAAAATTCAATAACATTTAATAACTAAAAAACAAAAAAATGAGTACAACATTTACATCAGTATCTAACGATGTTTTACGTCAAGTAGGCGTAACTGAAACATTGACAGGTGCAACAACTTTAACTGCTGAAGATAGCGGTAAAGTATTTATTCTTAACGCTGCTGCAGGAGCGCAAGTTACACTTCCTGCCGTTGCTGACGCTGCAGGTCAAAATTATCGTTTCATCGTAGGTGCTTTATTTGCAACTACTGCTTGGACTATCAAAGCTGCTTCTAACAAAATCCAAGGTGGTGTTATCGTAAATAGCGTTAACGTACCTGCTGCTGACGAAAACACGATTACTTTCTCTGCTTCTGCTGATACAATCGGTGACTTCGTAGAATTAAACTGCGACGGTACAAACTGGTATGTTTTCGGTCTTGGAACTTCTGCAGGCGCAATCACATTAACTGTAGTATAAACAAACTTAAATAATTAAATAAAATGGAAAAAATTAATCTATCGACTACTCAAAGCATCAGCACAACATATGCAGGTGAGTTTGCAGGTAAGTACATCGCAGCAGCTTTATTGTCTGCACCAACCCTTGACAAAGGCGGTATCACTATTATGCCTAACGTCAAATATAAGCAAGTTATCAAGCGTGTGGCTACAGATGACATCATCCGTAACGCATCTTGCGATTTCGACCCTACGTCTACAATCACTTTGACTGAGCGTATCCTTCAACCTGAATCTTTCCAAGTTAACTTACAACTTTGTAAAACTGACTTCCGTGCAGATTGGGATGCTATCCAAATGGGTTACTCTGCATTTGACACTCTTCCTAAATCTTTCGCTGATTTCCTTATCGCACACGCTGCTGAGAAAGTTGCTGCAGGTATGGAGACTTCAATTTGGAGAGGTGTTAACGCAACTGCAGGTCAGTTCGCAGGTATTATGACTCAATTGACTACTGATGCTTCTTTGCCAGCTGCACAAGAAATTGCAGGTACTACAGTAGATGCTACAAACGTTATTGCTCAATTAGGTTCTATCGTTGATGCTTGTCCTGCTGCGGTTTACGGAAAAGAAGACCTTACTTTGTATGTATCTAACAACATCTATCGTGCTTATGTTCGTGCATTGGGTGGCTTTGCTGCTGCAGGTGTAGGTGCTAATGGTTACGAGAACAAAGGTACAAACCAAGTTCTTGGTGACTTGTTCTTTGATGGTGTTCGTATCTTTATGGCTAACGGTCTTGCTAACAACACTGCACTTCTTGCTCAAAAATCTAACCTTTACTTCGCAACAGGTCTTTTGAACGATATGAACGAAGTTAAAGTTTTGGATATGGGTGACATTGATGGTTCACAAAACGTACGTGTAGTTATGCGCTTTACTGCTGACGCTAAATACGGTTTTGCTTCTGACGTTGTTACTTACGGTATCACAAACTCTGCTAACTAATCTTAGCTTAACTTAAACTAACGAGGGAGGGGTATACGCTCCTCCCTTTTTTATAACATTTAAAAACTAAAAATATGTCTTGTGAAGTTGCAAATGGTCGCTTAGAAGTATGTAAAGACGCAGTAGGTGGTATTGACGCTATCTACTTCATCAATTACGGAGACTTCTCTTCCGCTGACGTTGCTTATGTAGCTGGTACTGATACCATCGATACAATTGCTAACGTTGCTAATCTATACAAATACGAACTCAAAGGAACTAACTCTTTTGACCAAGTATATAACTCAAGCCGTGAGAACGGTACTACATTCGCTGAGCAAACGCTTACCGTTACCCTTAAAAAACAAGATGCTACAACGCATAAAAGTGTTAAGTTGATGGCTTACGGACGTCCTCACATCGTTGTTAAAAACCGCAATAACCAATTCTTCCTTGCAGGTTTAGAACACGGAATGGAAATCACTACTGCAAACGTATCTAACGGAACTGCAATGGGGGACCTTAATGGTTACACATTGACTTTCGTAGGAACTGAGAAACTTTATGCTAACCTACTTGACTGCTCAAACGAGGCAGGTCTTGCAGGTGGTGCAGGTGATGTTTTCGGTGTTGCGAATATCGTTACTGTCTAATTCGTTTTTTCATAGCGTGGAAGGGGAGGCTTAGGTCTCCCTTTTTTATTTGGCAACAAAACCATTCTTTTGACTTGTAGTAGTATGATAGTTTTAACTACATCTACATCAGCTCAGACGTTTTCATTCATTCCTCGTGATGGGTTTAATACAATGATTCTTACGGATGACCAAACAAATACACCTGTTACCGTAACCATCACCAGTTCAACGCAAGGAGACTACATAAACACGATAACTGCATCCTTCGCATTAAAAGAAGGACACTTCTACGACTTAGTTCTAAAACAAGGAACTACCATCGTCTACAAAGACCGAATTTTTTGTACTGACCAAAACATCGTGAACTTCTCGGTAAATTCAGGTGAGTACACTTCAAATACAACCGCTAACACATACATCGTTTATGAGTAACATACACGTTTTAAATCTATCTGCCTACACCGCTCCTACAATCGAAGAGAGTAAGAGAGATGCTTGGGTAAATTATGATGGTGCAGACGGAGGCAGTTACTATCAGTTTTTGATTGATAGATACACTAATTCGACCACTAACAACGCTATTATAAACAACATCTCACGACTTATCTACGGAAAAGGACTCTCGGCTACGGATGCTAACCGCAAGCCTAACGAGTATGCTCAAATGATGACCTTAATCTCTAAGGATTGTTTGCGTAAGATTGCTTTAGACAGAAAGTTGTTTGGTCAATTCTCTATCCAAGTACATTACAACGACAAACACGACAAGATTCTCAAGGCTTACCATATTCCTGTAAACTTGATTCGTGCTGAAAAATGTAATAAAGACGGAGAGATAGAAGGTTACTATTACTCTGATGATTGGTCAGACGTTAAGAAATACGTCCCTAAGCGCTTTCCTGCGTTTGGATTCGGTAAAGAGAAGGTTGAGATACTATTCTCTAAGCCTTATTCAGTCGGAATGAAGTATTATGCTTATCCTGACTATCAAGGTGCAGTTCCATACGCACTACTCGAAGAGGAAATTTCCGACTACTTAATCAACGAGGTTCAAAACGGATTCTCAGGAACTAAAGTAGTAAACTTCAATAACGGAGTGCCTACATTAGAGCAGCAAGAAATTATCTCTGCGAAGGTATTAGGCAAGTTAACTGGTTCTAAAGGTCAGAAAGTGATTGTAGCGTTCAACGACAATATGGATACTCGCACAACGGTTGAGGACATCCCTTTAAATGACGCACCTGAACACTACACATATTTAAGCGAAGAATGCTTGCGTAAGATTATGCTTGGACACAACGTCACTTCACCACTATTATTTGGTGTTGCATCGTCTAACGGATTTTCGTCTAACGCTGATGAGCTTGAGAACTCGTTTATCTTGTTCAACAATATGGTGATTAAGCCTTTCCAAGAGGAAATTATTGACGCCATTGACAAGCTATTAGCCTTTAACAACATCTCGCTTAACCTATTCTTCAAGACTCTCAAACCGCTTGAGTTTGTAGACTTGGAAAATGCAGTTACTGAAGAGCAAGTTGCAGAGGAAACAGGAACTGAGCTATCAAAACACGAAGCCTTAGACAACGAGATTGCAGATGCACTTATTGACTTAGGTGAAACCCCTAACGAGAATTGGCTTCTAATAGACGAATACCCTGTGGACTATGACTTAGATGACCAAGAGAATGAAATGCTCTCTAACGAGCCAAAAAGCACCTTATTATCGAAAGTATATAACTTCGTAACTACAGGTTCTGCACGTCCTAACGCAAAGTCTGAGCAAGATGAAGTAATTGATGGAGTAAAGTTCATTACTCGCTATGTTTATGCAGGTGAGACAAGTTCTAAATCTCGTCAGTTCTGTCAGAAAATGATGACGGCACAAAAGATTTATCGCAAAGAGGACATTTTACAAATGGGCAATCAACCTGTAAATGCAGGATGGGGTGCTAAAGGTGCTGCTACTTATGACGTATGGAAGTTCAAAGGCGGTGGCAATTGTCATCATCGTTGGAATAAACAAGTGTATGCAAGTTTTGAGGGTGTAGGCATTGATGTTAACTCTCCTAAAGCTAAACAAATTGCAGGTAAAAAAGCAGAGAAGTTTGGATACGTTGTTAAAAACAATGCTTTGGTATCTCAAAGACCAGTTGATATGCCTTACAATGGCTTTTTACCTACTAACCCTATTTACGGCAAGAAATAATGGCAACGGCACTACTAATCACAAGAGACGATATAGTTCGTTTTACCGCAGTCAACGGAAATGTAGATACTGATAAGTTCATTCAGTTCGTTAAGATTGCTCAGGACATCCACATACAAACATACTTAGGCACTAAACTACTTGAGAAGCTACAAACCTTGATTATTGCAGGAACGCTGACAGGTAACTATAAGACACTTACTGACACATACGTTAAGCCAATGCTCATCCATTGGAGTCTCGTTGAATATCTCCCTTTCGCAGCTTACACAATCGCCAACAAGGGCGTTTACAAGCACTCATCTGAGAACGCTGAAAACGTAGAGAAAAACGAAGTTGATTTCTTATTAGAAAAAGAGCGTCAGATTGCTCAACACTACACGGAGCGTTTCATTAGTTATATGTCTTTCAACCAAGATTTATTCCCTGAGTACAATCAGAACGTTGACCAAGATATGTACCCTGACACTACGAACAATTACACTTCTTGGTTTATATGAAAAAGAACAGACCAAAGGGTTTAAAGTATAGCCCTAAAAACACGAATGTAGAGAAGCTCCGTATTTATCTAAGCAAAAAGGAATCGAATGACTGAGTTTGTTACCATTGTAAAAAAATACGGCGTTACAGGCGTTCTTTGCTTATGGTTGTGGCATACGGATAACCGATTGAACAAAGTTGAGACTGCACTTTACGACTGCTACAAAGAGCAGAGTTTTAGACAAGCAACCAAAACACGAATAGACCTACCCGAAAAACTTTTAGCCGTATTGCCAAATGATAAAAGAACTAATAAACGAAACTCTAAAGCCTAACGGCAAATGGTCTATAAAAAGGCTATCCGCTTTTACGTCTTTTTGGATAGCGGTAATTTATGCGCTGATTCCGTTGTTTAAGCCTTTCAAAGTACACGAGTTTGTCTTTGTTGGTTTGCTTACTTACTCGGCAACTGCAATAGGTTTAACTGTATGGAGTAAAAAAATAGACAAATGATAACAACCGCACAAGCCTTAGCAAAATACGGACAACCCAACGAGACGGGAACGTATTTAACTACAATCAAATTACCATACCCAATGCGTATAGCGTGGGACTTAGACACCAAAGTAACAAAGATGCGTTGCCATAAACTTGTCGCAGATGCGTTTTTAAGCGTGTTTAACGAACTTTTAGCAACTTACGGATACGAACGTTTGGTAGAGTTAGGAATAGACCTTTACGGAGGATGTTTTAACTTTCGTAAAATGCGAGGCGGTTCGTCTTGGAGTAAGCACGCTTGGGGTATTGCAATAGACTTAGACCCTGCGAGAAATACTTTGAAAGAGACAAGTAAGACTGCACGCTTTGCACGTCCTGAGTACAAGCAAATGATTGACATTTTTTATAAACACGGATTTATTTCACTCGGTAAAGAAAAGAACTATGACTGGATGCACTTC